TACAATCTCAATCCTTCGTTTCCGTAAAGTGACGCAGGAATTAAATCTACTAATCTACCCATTTCAGAAATAACGTTTGCACTTGTTAAAGATGCACCTGTTAATGGTGTACCTACTGCTGGTGCTGAACCTGCGATTAACTTCGCTTTAAGACCTAAATAAGAACCTGTTGTTGCTGTTCCGCTCCATATTGCAGTTTCTGTTGCAGCCGCTACTTTTTCAGCAACGTGTGCAATTAAGAAATCAGAAAATGTTTTAGGTAAAGTTTTGAAACCACTATAACCCATTTCTGCCGATTGCCAAGTTTGGAAAAGGTCTGACTTGCAAAGTTCAATATTTACTTGAAGTTCTTTTGTTGTTAATACGCTTTCAGTAAGTGTTACTGTTCCTGAAGGTGTAAAAGCACACGAAGCATCTGTTACGATAGTTCCTGTTGCTACTTTTTGAATTACTTGTTTGTAAGCAACGTTTGGAAGTATTGTTACTCCACCTTGCTCTAATGTTGGTGCGCTTAATAAAGCTGCTGCGATATACTTGCCTGCGAATTCGCCTGCGTAAGTTGTACCTGTTGTTACCGGATTTGGCATTTTTTAAATTTTAAATTGTTAATACTTATTTGTTAATTTTTTCTAATATTGAGTCCATCATTGTGCGTGGTCTCTTTGAACCATATTGGAAGTGTTCAACTTCATTCGTGTTTTCAGGGTTAAACGCAATAGGTTTTACGTCTGCAAGTTCGGTTACTTCGTTTGTAACTTCGTCAACTTTAGACAACTTTTCTAATTGTGCTTTTAACTCTATATTTTCTGTTTTTAATTGTTCTATTTCTGCAAAGAACGTTTCTTTAACTATGCTTTCAACTGTTTTCTTTGCTGTTGGTGTTGCTTGTGCTTCAACTTCTTCTTCTACTACTGGAGCTTCTTCTTCAACAACTTCTTCTTCTGTTGCAACTTCTTTTATTTCTAAAATAATTCCTTCAACTTCTACTACTAAAATACGTCCGTCTTCTAATTCATATTCTCCGATTGGAACAGGAATTTTTTGTTCGTCTTCCGTTACAATAAAAACTTCTTTGTCCATTTCAAAAGCATCAGCTTCAAAAATTGTTATTCCGTCCATTAATTTCATTGTTTCAAGTTTTACTTCCATTCCAAGTAAAGTTTTGATTTGGTTAATTACGCTTGTTTTCATTTGTTTGATTTAGGTTATATTTATATAATTTAATTGTTTATTTTTTGTTGTATTTTCAAACTTATCGTCCTTGTCTTGTATAAGTTTTAGTGTAATTTTTACTTGACTTTAATTTGCTATTTCGTGTTTTTGCGTGTACTCCAGCACGTTTAACTTTCGGTTTTTTAAGATGAACTTTAACGTTAGTTTGCTTCGCCATTTAAAATAATTTCTTTGATTTTGTCCATTAAAATTTGCTCGTCATTTACTAAACTCATTTCGTATTTGTCTGCAAAATAACCTTCAATTGAAAATCCTTTTACTTCGCCTAACTTAACTTTGTTCCAGATTTCATCGTTGTTTACTTTCATAGAAATAACCCAAGTTCCTTTAGGAAAGTTAAAACCGTAGTTCATAGACTTGTCGTGTGCGCCTTCTACTATCCAACTTTCTACAACTGACATTCCGTCTAACTTTTGTTTGTGTTCTAAAGTTGCGTTGTTCTGGTTGCTATTCATAAAAAACAATTCACTCGCTTTGCGTACCGTTTCTTCTGAAAAATAAATATAGTATTCTTCGTTCTTGTCGTTCTTGCGGTAAATTTGTTTATTAGGAATTAAAGCCGCTCCCATTAAAATACGCTTTTCAGCATCAACTTCTTTTAACTCTATTTCGTGTTTTTTTAGTGCTATAAAGTCGCTTTCGATTGCAGGACTTTCAACAACTGAAACTGCGTCTATTCCGCTTGTCTCGTCTTTTTCGTCAATTATTAATTCAACTATTCGCATAATATATTAATTAAATTATTGTTTGTTTGTTGTATTTTCTAACCGCCTAAAGTTGCGTTTGCTAACCTGTTTCTATCTAACGCCTGTTGTGAAGTTACTTGTCCTGAAACAACGTATGCTTGTATTGGTTGTTGGTTAAGACTTGCAAGTTGATTAACTCCACTTTGTCCAACTACGTTAAATTGTGGTGCGCTCATTGTTGGAACTGTTGCACCGCCACCACCACCATCGCCACCGCTTGGAACTGCTGTTCCTTGAAATTGTGTTGACATAATTTTTTTAACAGCAACTAAACCACCTGCTGTTGCTATTCCTGCTGCTATTCCACCACGAATAGGACTTGAAATATCAGGTGGTAAAAACTGCGATTTGTAAGCGTCTCGTGCTGCTGCAAAAGTTGAAATTAACGTACTTGCAATTTGAAACTTTTTATTTAATTCAAATGCTTTTTTTGCATTTGCATTGTTTTTAATTATTGCTTTTTGCTTTTGTTCGGTTGTTAGGTTTTCATTTGCTAAAACTTTGTCGTTAATTTCCTTGTATTTATTTTCACTCATTGTCGCCAAATCTTGCGTTATACTTAAAATTTGCTTCATTGACTCAATTATAAACTTTAGGTTTCTTTCCCTTAATGCTGTTTGTTCTGCTAAACTTGTTTTTAATTGTTCTCTTGATTTATCTCCAATTGCTTTTTCCGCTTGTAGTCTTTTAGTTCCTTCACTTACAATATTAGAAATAACACTTTGAGAATTTGTTAACCTTATACTTGAATCTTCATTGTCATATTTTTTAGTTATTGCTGCTAAACCTAAACGCTTTTCTTCTTCTAATTTTGAAACATCAATCTTTGCTTTTTTGCCTTCTTCAATTAATTTGGTGTATTTTTTATTTATTGCATCAACTTCTTTTTCTTGGTCTGTTAAATTACTAACTCGTATTTCTTCGTTTAAACTTGCAATATTTTCGTTTAATGTTTTTATACGTTCTAATTCAACTTTAGCCGCTTCTTCGTTTTGTTGTTTAATTGCATCGTTATGCGTTTTGTTTGATTCTTTTAACTTCGTGTTTTTGTCCGTGATTTCCTGTTGAACTTCAACAGCATTTTTTCTTATAATAGCCGTTTTATTTTTTTCGGATTCTTCTAAATCTTTACGTTCTTCTGCGGACGCTTTTCTTGATTCAATTGTTATTTCTCTTTGCTTTTCGATTAACTCATCACTTGCATCTGAATTAATTAAATTTGCTAAAGTATTCTTGTTTTTCTCGTATGTATTTTTTGCCGTTGCTAAACTTGCTTTGTTAAGTGCAATTTCTTCTTCTGCGTGTTTTAATGCCAACGCTCTTAATGCTTTTGTACTTGCACCGGAAGCTTTCGCCATTTCGTATTCGTGTCCGTTCTTTGTTTTTAACGCTTCACTTGCTTTTTCACTTGATTTTATTTGTTGCTTTAAAGCCGCATCATTCTTTTTAACTGCTGATTCGTTTTTTGCCGTTGCTTCTGTACTTGCTTGAAACATTTTTATTAAACCGTAACCAGCCGCTATTAAAGCAATAGTTGCCGCTATAATTGCTCCAATAGGGTTTAATGACATTGCTAAATTATAAGCATATTGAGCCGCCGTCATTATTCTTTGAACAATAGTATTTGCTTTTAATACCGCTCCAAGTTGTTTAAAACTATCTATGCTTTCACCAATTGCTTGTGCGCCTGAAGCTAAAGCCATTGCGCCTTGAACTTTTAGTAACGCTTTTTCTACGTCTTCGTTTTGTTTTCCGAACGCAGCCATTGCACCGGTAACAACTGAAAAGCCACCCGCAACACCTGTAAGCGAACCGCTCAACGCTTTAAACTTTGCGTCTGGGTTAAACGCATCGGTCAACGCTTTTGCATCGCCTATCTTGTCTTTAAGAATAGCCGCTTTCTTTGCCGCTTCAACTGCTGCTGCTGAAGTTGCGCCAAATTTTTCTGACAAGTTTTGAACTTCAACTTGTGCTTGTTTAAGTTGTTGTTTTAAATTGCCTAAATTAGAACTTACTTCTAACTCAATTACTTTTTTTTCAGCCATTATTTTTTAGTTTTTTTTCTATTAACCTTTTGCGTTGTGCTTGTTTCCATTGTTCTTTTATGGAAGTAGTAAATTTATATTTACCTTTTGCTATGTCTATGTTTTCACTTTCTCCGTAAAAATCACTTAACAAAAGCATTTCAATTATTTTGTTTATCATTGTTCTATTATTATATAATTTGTGTCCGTGTTTCCGTTGATATATTCTGTATCTAAACTTAAAGTAATTATTCTTGTTGCGTTTGCAGGAACTGTTACTGTTAAATAACCTTCGCTTGTAAATAAAACGCTTGACAAAGTAACGTTACTTGCATTTGCGCTTTTTGAAATTCTTACTTGTGTAGCTCCGTTACTAAATAAAACCACAATTTTGTGAACAGAACCACCTAAAGGACTTGGTGTGTAAACAATTGGTTTAACTTCTGCAAAATCATTTATTAAAGTAAAATCTACATCACCTGTTGTCAAGTCGCTTTGCATTTCATTTATTAAATAGCGTTTGTCTCTAATTATAAGACGGTCGTTTAATTGAAGTTGTGTAAGTAAAGAAACAGGAAGTACCGTTTTAACTTTTACAAGTCTGTTTTTTGGGTTGTATAAATTAACTAAATAACTTTGATAATATAAAGCGTAAAGTGTATTCGTATTTTCTACATTATAAAAACTTGAAATTTCTACACCAAAATTTAATGTCAAAGGAAAAATTCCACCTTGTATTAAAATTTCGCTATCTTGTCCAAATGGAACGTATTCTGCTATATTTGAAATTCCGTTCCAATGTATTTTGTCTCCTGCTGTTAAAGTTGTTAGCGTGTTCATATATAACAAAACAGGTTTAGGAATGTAAGGCGCAAATTCTTTATTTAAACAATAACCAACTTGCAAATTGTTTCCGAAATTGTTATGTAATAAATTCTCAAATGGACTTTGTATTTTGTATTCGCCACCATCAAATGGATAATTTTCTTTTGCGTTTCCGTAACCGTGAGCTGTTAAATTAGCAGGATTTTCAAGGAAATATTTATTCATAAAACTTTCGCTATCTTGGTATTTAAACTCTATTAATTTATAAAGTTTTAACCTTTCAATTTCAATGCTTGTTACATCAGTAAATTTTGTTATGTCTATTACTGCGCCTTTTTTATACCAATCTTGAATTGGTTCAAATGTAAATACGTTTTTTGTTTTAGAATAAACAGTCATATTAAACTCGTTGCATATTCCTGTTATAAAATCCGATATTTTCATATCTGGAGCAAGTCCTTGTAAATCAGTAAAAGAAGTTAATGTAACGTTATTAGTATTAAATGAAGTTACTGCTTTATAAGTAAGCCATTGATAAGTTCCACCTAGCAACGCCCAATAATTATATTGTAAAGTATAAATAAATTCAAAAGTAAGTGTTTGCGCTAATGCACCACGAAGTTTAAAAGTATAAAATACATCGTTGTTTGGTGTTTGTTCTAAATTAGGCAAAGTAAAAACGCCACCAAGATTAGATATTAAAGTAAA